TCGTATTGCCCGTATTCTGATTCAACATAGCTACAAAACTTGTTTTTTGATTTGTGTATTTCTTTCAAAATATCTTTATTGTTAAGGTAATTTGTTTTCCTCATGAGTTCTCCGTTATTTTAACTATTATAATATACGCAGATAATTTTGTCAACTAAATAATGTATAAGGAGACTAATCTCATGGCCGGGTACGATGACGCAATTTTACGACAAGCTAGAGCACAACAAAGTTCTACACGTTCACAACAACGAAATTCTGTTAATCCACAACAGTCTGTACAAAACTTTTTAGGTTCAGCAGGCAGATTTGGACAAAATTTAGGCAATGCTGTTGTAGATGTTGGCAAACAAGTTGTAGGCGAAATTGCAAGTGCAACAGGATTTGGTAGATTTCTTCGAGGTGCAAATTTACCTGTATTTGGTATGCCAGGCGGAGCAGGGTTTGCTGAAGGCGCCTGGGCAAGTCAAGATCCTGGTGACTGGCGTGTGAGATTAAGTATTCCTCCTAATTTTAATTTACCTGGGCCGCTAGGTACAAAGCTAGCTGCTACTAACGGTATGGTGTTTCCTTATACACCGCAAATTATTTTGCAACATTCTGCACAGTATGGTCAGCTAAGACCTACACATAGTAATTATCCTTTTCCGGTATATCAGAGTAGCTCAGTTGATACAATTAGTATAACTGGAGAGTTTTTAGTAGAAAATACAGACGAAGCAAAATATTGGATAGCCGCTGTACACTATCTTAGAAGCGTCACTAAAATGGCGTATGGTGAAACAAGTAATCAAGGATCGCCTCCTCCTGTGGTGCGACTAAACGGGTACGGAGACTTTGTCTTAAAAAACGTTCCTGTAGTTGTCACAGTATTCAATGTAGACATGCCTACAGATGTCGACTATTTGCATGTACCAGATATCGGACCGCAAGGCACATGGGTACCTGTAAGAAGTCAGATTGCAATCCAAGTCACACCAACATATAGTAGACGTGCTGTGCAGTCATTTAGTCTCGACAAATTTGTAGCAGGCGGATATGCTAACAGCAATGGAGTAGGATTTATCTAATGGCAAGTTATACATCAACAAGTCCATGGCATAAAACAAATATAGTTAGAGGACAGTATCTGGATGTTTTAACAATTCGACCTGTACCTGCAGAAAGTGACGATGTATTATACACAATAGAAGTTCAGTATACACATCGCCCTGACTTGCTAGCATACGATATGTATGGCGATAAAAATCTTTGGTGGGTATTTGCCCAAAGGAACATGAATATAATAAAAGATCCTATTTACGATATTGAAGCAGGAGTAGAAATTTATGTTCCTAAGGGCGAAAAGCTACAACGAGTATTAGGAATCTAAATGTCATTTGTACCCCAAAACTGGAAAGACAGATTAAGTGCAGCTGGTCGCTCTATAGAAGAACGTGCAGAAGGTGTAGCTAGCGGTTTAGCAAAAAATGTAGGGCAGTCTGCTCGAATAGATGTAAACGGAGTAGCTAGTGCAATAGAAGGTGCTGCTTCAGAGCTTACTGGTGCTACAGTAGATTTAGCAAAGAGTGTAAATGGACTTACTGGACAAAGTATAGCAGATGGCATTAGTGGTGCTGTAGCAGGAGCAACAAGTGATTTTGTTAATGGCATTACCAATCAATTAGGAGGAGTGCTAGGAGGTCTCCTTGGCGGCGACAAACAACCTAATCCATTAGATCAATATGCAAGCTACAATTACGATATTACACTAGGATGTTTAACCTCGTTCGAAGTAAATTTACCAGACTTTACTTATAGACGTAGAGAACCCTTTGTCACAGTTTTACGAAGCAGTGGCGGAGATACTAGAGGTAGTCGATTATTATTTGAAAACGGCGGAAAAACCGAATATTTTATAGATGACCTTGAAATCGATTCTATTGTTGCACCTAATGATAATACAAGACTTACTAATGCACATTCTATTAGTTTTAATATTTTAGAACCGTATAGTATGGGCAATTTTTTAGAAGCACTACAAGTCGCTGCTCTTACAGCAGGACATAAAAATTATATAGAAGCCCCTTATTGCCTTATTATTCAATTCAAGGGTTGGGATGATTTTGGAAGACCAATAAGCGTTCCGAATACTAGAAGAGTGTATCCTCTAAAATTTGTCGACATTAAATTTGATATAGACGAAGGTGGTAGTAATTATAAAGTTCAAGCTATACCTTATAATGAAGTTGCACTTACAGATGAAAATCAAGCGTCTCATACGGACATACAAATACAAGGCAGAACAGTAGCTGAAATATTACAAACAGGAGCAGAAAGTTTATCCACAATTTTAAATAATAGAGAATTGCAAAGGGTAGAAGCAGGTCAAATAGAAACTGCAAATCAATATGTAATAATGTTTCCTACATCAACCAGCAGTGTAGAAGAAGCCTTACTTGCAGGTCCTGAGAATAATGACGGCGCAACTTCTGCCAGTTCTGCTGACAGTGAAAGTGCTGGTATGCGAGAACTTACAGAAGAACAAAAGCAAAGATTATTTGAAAGTATAACAGGAATTCAAAATGGAGAAGTTCCCGCAGACTTTGATGCAGAACTTGAAAAGATAGCCGGAATAGTTGTAAGAAGATCTGACTACGGCGAACAGATTAGAGAATACGCCGAAAAAGTAGAAAACACCAATGCAGTCGGCCAGGCATCTTTAGTAAAAACTAATTTAGACGGCGGCACTCAACCTATGGCAACTCCAAATTTAAGCGAAGATGAAAATCAACCAGGAAAATTTAATAGATGTCAGATTGGAAGAAGTCAAGACTTACGTTGTATGACTTTTAGTTCTGGTAAAAGAGTGCAAGATATGATCGAACAAGTTGTACTTGCTAGCGAATTTGGTAGAAGTATAGCAACTGCTGAATCAGACGCAAATGGGATGGTAAATTGGTTTAGAATAGAATCGCAAGTATACCTAGTGGGCGGAAGCGAACAAGTTGATAGAACTGGCGAACAAGCAAAAGTTTTTGCTTATAGAGTAGTGCCCTATAAAGTTCATAGGAGTGTATTCCAATCACCTACTCAGAGTGCTCCGGGAATTAATAATTTATTCAAACAAGCAGTTAAAGAATATAATTACATCTATACAGGATTAAACAAAGATATAATAAATTTTGATATACGCTTTGATTTAGCTTTTTTTACCGGAGTAAATGGCGACCTAGGACAACTAAGTTCTGATTCTCAGCAAGGCGGCGCCCAAGAAATAGCTAGTGGCAATAATAGATCAACTCCAGCTATACCAGAGGGAAATACCGAAGCTCTAGCAAATGGAAAAATAAAAGAAAAAGTTCCAGGTGCAAACAAACTAGACGGTGGCGGCCTAGTCTTACATCCTGAAAATATTATAGGTATGAATTTCAACGAAAACCTTGTTAATAATCCTGTAGACCTTGTAATGGTAGATTTAGAAATCGTAGGAGATCCGTATTACCTAGCGGATAGTGGTATAGGAAATTACAATTCACGTCCACTAGGAAGTTTGCTAAATCTAACTTCAGACGGCACCATGGCATATCAAGATAGTGAAGTAGACATTGCAATAAACTTTAGAACACCATTAGATTATGGATCCAATGGTTTAATGGAATTTCCTGGACTAGGAACTCAGCCTGTAAGAAAATTTAATGGGTTATATAAAGTTATTTTTGTAAAGCATACGTTTAATGGCGGACAATTTACACAAAAACTTGAATTAATTAGAAGACGCTCCCAAGACGTTGCAGCAGAGCTTGCATCCGTACAAAATACTGGCGCAGTAGAACTTGGAAGTTCAGATAAGCAAATTTCCGAAACTCCAGAGATATCAGCATCAGGCAGCGGAGCAAGTCGTGGAGGTACAGGTGGACAAGCGAGCCAAGGCACGCCTACTAGAGGAACCGAAGGATACGGTGAAGGTCAAGTTGACCCTGGCATAAATCGTGCAGCAACACAAGCAGAAGCTACAAGAGTAAGCAATGTTCAGTCTGCTAGAGCAAACGGCGCAAACATAGGATTCTAGAATGACATCACCTAATGAAGAAAAACGCACCAAAAGCGGAACCGCAGGACCATTAGATGGCCCAGGTCCTTATCTTGCAAAAGTTAAAAGTCATTTAGACGGAGAGTACATGGGCAGACTCGAAGTAGAGTTGCTTAAACATAATACAGAAGGCAACTCAACGGAAACAACAGGTCAATTAGTCACAGTTCAATACCTTAGTCCGTTTTATGGCATAACCCCGTATAAAGGTGTAAGTGAAAATGAAGGCGGACAGTATTCACAGAGTAGTTATGGGTTTTGGGCTGTACCGCCTGATATTGATACTACTGTGCTAGTAATTTTTGCAGAAGGTAATAGAGGTCAAGGATTTTGGATAGGCTGTGTACAAGACCAATATATGAATTTTATGACTCCGGGTCGCGCCAGCACAGGATATAACGAGGAAGAATCTGGACAATTAAGGCCTACAACAGAATACAATAAACGGACAGAAGATGGCGCAGGAAATAATCCAACACAATTTATAAAACCGTGTGATCAAGATGCATGTGATATGCTTAATAGATCAGGATTAATGTCAGATGCAATAAGAGGACATACTAGTTCTAGTGCAAGACGAGAAGTGCCTAGTATGGTATTTGGTTTAAGTACTCCGGGACCAGCAGATTGGAGAGATGGCTCTCCTAGAGTTGCATATGGAGAAGAGTTTGGACAAAGTCAAGTTCCATTTAATAGATTAGGTGGAAGTACATTTGTTATGGACGACGGCGATCCTAGTATGTATAGAACTAGTCCGCCAGGAGAAGGACCAAGTGCATATGCATCTATAAGCGCCGGCGGATTACCAGAATATCCTGCCAATGAATTGGTACGTATTAGGACACGCACAGGACATCAAATACTTCTACATAATTCGGAAGACTTAATTTACATTCAGCATGCAAATGGTTCGTATATAGAATTTACTTCAAATGGGAAAATCGATGTTTACGCTAAAGACAGTGTTAGTGTACACTCTAATAACGATATAAACTTAAAAGCAGATCGTAATGTTAACATAGAAGCAGGTAGTGCTATCAATATAAAATCAGGAACAAATACAAATATTGAAACAGGTTCAGAGTTTAATTTAAAAGTTGGCGCAGACGGAAAAATTACAACCGCAGGAACAACAAATTTTACCGCAGATGGATTTTATGTCACTTCTGATCCGATACACCTTAATGGACCCGCCGCGGCAGACGCAGCAGCAGCACCGTCTCCTACTAGAGTGCCAGCAGGCGGAGGATGGACAGGTAGTGAAAATAGAAATCCTGCCGCACATACTCCTGAAAAAACTGAAAATGCTGAAGGCACTAGTGCTCCGCAACCAAACGCTGACGGAACAACAGCTGAACAAGCTCCAGCAGACGCAGGAGAACAACCGCCAACTGATACATTTGAACAATGTCAGCCAATGGAGAGCACAAATGGCGATGCACCTCAAACTGATTCAGAGCTAGATGCTGATAGTGCAGACAATAGTACAGTAACACAAGATCCTGAAAGGGCTCAGGTTGTTAATCCTGATGAAACAGATGATGCAAGAGCAGCAAGGACAAGTGGCGGAGCAGGGTAAGGTAAATACGTTATGAGCAGTTTAGAAAAGAAACTTTATAAAGAAATTACAGTAAGACCTAATGTTAGACCTGATTACGGTGTAGGTTCAAAAACCTATAGAGGGTTTTCTACTGTAAGTCCTGAAGCTACTAGTTTTGTTCTCTATGATATGGAACTAATAAAACAAGACATTATAAATCACTTTCATATTCGTCAAGGAGAATTACTTAGTAATCCAGAGTTTGGAACTATAATATGGGACGTAATTTTTGAACCTTTGACAGACCAATTAAAAAATGCTATTGTAGAAAATGTCACAGAAATTATTAACAGTGATCCTAGAGTCAGTGTAGATAGTGTTATTGTTGATCAGTACGAAAGTGGAATACTAATAGATGCTTCGCTTGTTTATCTAACTTATAATATAGCTGAAAATATGCGCCTTACTTTTGATGAAAACAACGGGTTTGTATCCGAATAATTAAGTACGCAGTTTTCTAAATTCAATAAATACTGTGTATAAAAAAGGAAGCAAATATGTCATCAACAGATAGACAAAACAGACTGTTAGTAGCTGAGGACTGGAAACGCATTTACCAAAGCTATAGAAATGCAGATTTTAAATCATATGATTTCGACAATCTACGTCGAACAATGATTAACTATCTACGTCAAAACTATCCAGAAGATTTTAATGATTATATTGAAAGTTCGGAATACCTTGCACTGAT